CCTAGATGGAGACAGTTGGCGTATTAATAGCGGTATTACTCGTGTTGCCGATGCTGATGATCACTGGCTACACTTCTATGGTAGCTCTGGCTCTGTGTATCGTTGTAATAAACGTTCTTACACGTTAGGAATGAATAACGCACACGTTTGGACACGACTACAAGAACTTCACGGCGACAAAGTAGAAATGATGCCTGAAGATACGGACTGGTTGAACATGGATTGGATTATCAAATGACTAAACTTGAAGAACTCAAGGCTGCTTCTGAAGCTGCTTATGGTACTTCTGAAGCTGCTTATGCTACGTACACCATCGCGTGTGATGATGCTTGGGCTGCTTTTCGTGTTGCTGATGCCGACTATGCTGCTGCTTGGACTGCGTATCAAGCTGAACTTAAGAAGGAACAAACCAATGAGCTATAGAATTGAAGCCGCCACAAAAGAAGAGTGGGCTGAAAGAGCATTATCTGGTGAGAAGAAGTTAGATGACTTGAAAGATAGTATTAAAGAGTTGTTTAGTCTTCTTGACGTTACTGAGGAAACTGACGAAGGTAGAGTACACCGACCAGTTCAAATAGTTTGTGTCCGTAGTGATATGTTGATGAAACTTGAAGCCGTCTTGGCTACATTGAAAAGCACAATGGAGGATAAAGGATGAAGTTTATTCAACACCAAGATAACGGAACAAAGATTGAAATGGAAATGCCAGACGGATCAACATTAGATGACGTGCTTGACGAGTTTCAAAACTTCCTTCGTGCTTGTGGATACACAATTGAATATAATCAAGTGTTAACAATAGAGGATATGGACAAATGAGTAGATTTATTGCGGCAATGGATCACAGTGGTGGTTCAACCGGAGGCGTACTAGAACGCTACGGACAAACGTACACAGAAGCAGACAAGATGGACAAAGTACACGCAATGCGTATGCGAATGGTCAACTCACCTGACTTCAACGATAAAAACATTTGGGGAGCAATCCTTTACAAAGATACAGTTACACGTGGCTTGGTTAACATATTGGATGACATGGGCATTGAATCGTTTCTAAAGATTGACAGTGGCTGTGAAGAAAACGGTATGCTTAAACAGTTTCCAGTAAAACAAATGTTAGAGTGGGCTACACAACGCACACCAGAGAACGGATCTATTGGTGCTCAAATCTACGGTACAAAGATGCGTAGTATTGTTAAGAGTGTAGACATGGTTAGAGCAATTCTTACACAACAGTTTACAATTGCACAAACTATTTGTAGTTACGGACTTGTACCTATCATCGAACCTGAAGTTCCTATTGATCATCCTGAGAAGGCTCTGGTCGAACAAGAGCTATATGCACTATTAGAGAAGTTCTTAAATGAGAAAAAATTTAAAGTTATCCTTAAACTAACACCACCCGATGCACCCAACTTGTATCACAACTTAACAGTTAAGCATAATGTAGAACGAGTAGTATTCCTAAGTGGCGGATACAGTACAGAAGAAGCGTGTAACAGACTTAGACTTAATGAAAATGTAACTGCTAGTTTCTCAAGAGCATTATCCCAAGACCTATATTACAACTTGACAGAAGATGAGTTTAATGCTACGATTAGTAATAACATTAAAATGATAACTGAAGCAAGCGAATGAGATTAATTACTTTCGGAGACAGTAACACATATGGCCAGTCCCTTCCTGATTGTCATTGGCCCGCACCACACTTACTTGGGCCTAGTAAGTTTGCTTGGCCGCAGTTGCTTGCCGACAAGTTAGGAATGGAATGTCACAACGCTGGTATTCCGGGATCGTCAAATAAACTTATTATGCATCAGCTTATGTCATTTCCGTTATTGCCTACAGATACAGTCGTAGTACTTTGGAGTTATCCAGAAAGATACTGCCATCTTACTAATTTAGTAACTGATTATAAAGACTGGAAAACAATTAAGCATAAGGCAATCGGAGCATGGGTTAAAACAGTTTCGTCACGTAATTACTATAAACACGTATATAAAGATCTCGATCAACAAATAATGTCTAATCATTATATTAGTTACACAAATTTATATTTAGAACAACAAGGCATTGCTAACTATCATACTTCGGTAGTAGATTCAACTCATCCGTTAATATTTAATATAGATTATTCAAGACTACGACATGAATATCCTAGAGCATTAGACGGCGAGCATATAGGTCTTGAAGCCCATGATGAACTAACAAAATTAATTTACGAAAGGATTACACTATGAGAATTATAGCAGGACCGTGTCAGCACGAGTCATTAGGACAATCAGCAGCCATTGCAGAGAAGTGTAAAACAGTATGCGACAAGTATGGTATAGATTATATCTTCAAAGCAAGTTTTGATAAAGCAAATCGTTCTAGCCTAGGTAATAAGCGAGGAGTAGGAATAAACCAAACACTAGCTGACTTTAGACTACTTAAAGAAGTGCATGGTGTTAAGACCCTCACAGACGTTCATACAGCAGAGCATTGTAGTCACATTACTTCTTTCTTTAATGATACAGTAGATGTGCTACAGATACCTGCATTCCTTTGCCGGCAAACTGACCTAGTGCAGGCTGCATGTGCAACAGACAAGATTGTTAATATCAAAAAAGGACAGTTCCTTGCTCCGTGGGATATGAAAGGTATACTAAGTAAGTGTACAGACACTAAAGAAGTTTGGATAACAGAGAGAGGAACTAGCTTTGGATATAATACTTTGGTTGTTGATTTTACCGGCATTGATTACATGCTTTCTAATTTTGATGTGCCTGTGGTTCTTGATGCCACACACAGCGTACAGAAGCCAGGCGGCCTCGGAGGTAGCAGCGGCGGGAATAGGGATTATGTCCCTGGCCTATGTCGTGCAGCTAGTGCTTTAGGTGTTACTAATTTTTTCCTAGAGGTACATCCTAATCCTGATGTAGCACCGAGTGACGGCCCCAACATGTTGCGCTTAGATGACTTTGAAAGTGTAGTAAAGGACATAGTTGCAATTAGTAAGGTAGTAGGATGAGTAAGACAGCAATCCTTATACCTGCACGTTACGGTAGCACACGATTTCCAGGTAAGCCGCTCGCACTTCTAAACGGAGTGACAATGATCAAACGAGTATATAATGCTGCGAAAGCAACTGGACTCGACACATATGTACTAACCGATGACTTGCGCATCTTTGAATTATTCAATGCTAGAAATTGTTGGATTGATGAAACAGAATATGCAAACGGTACAGAACGATGTGCTGGTGCAGTTAAGAATGAATTCTTTGCTAGGTACGATAAGTTTATAAATGTACAAGGTGACATGCCTGACGTAACAACAGATATGGTTGACAAATGCATTTCAGGTTTGCAACACTATCCTGTAAGCACAGTGTTTACAAAGATGCCAGAAGAAAAACAAAATGATCCTAACTCAGTTAAGATGGTACGTGCTGGCGACAGCGCACTTTGGTTTGGCAGAGGTATGACGGGCTACGGCGAATGGCACTTAGGTGTATACGGATACAAGCGTAACGCATTAGAAATGTATCCTAACTTAATTATAGAACGCGAAGAAGAAATTGAACAACTAGAACAACTTCGGTGGCTCAAAAACGGTTGGCAAATTGGTTGTTTGAGTGTATACTATAATGGAGTAGAGATAAACGCACCGGAGGATGTAGACGAATGGCACAAAAAAGATTACCAGTAAAAGACGTATTAGCAGCAATTGATATGAATTCAAAAAGCGTTTGGAAAGAACTGTCTGATGAAGAAAAGAAGAGTGTAAGTTTTTGGTTGCTGAATAGATATGTCAGTGCAGTTAGTGGCGATAGAGAAGCACAGGAACTTGCAGTATTTAAAACTAACGAATATTATAATAAGCATTTTAACGACATTGGCGTTGGCAAAGACAACGGGCATCCAGAATTAATGTGGCAGTTATTGTGTGCTAGTAGCGGCATTGGTGAAATTACATACCATCCGTACATTGGCTTTAAGAAAAAAGATGGCAATAATAATGCTGCAATTAAGCTGTTGAGTGAAATACACCCTAATATGAAAATGAAAGAGATCGAACAACTTGCTGAACTATCTACAAAAAAAGAACTCAAAACCCTTGCAGAAGAGCGCGACATTGCAACAAAACTCTAAGCCATACGTGTGTGAATATTGCAACACTGGATATGTTCGTGAAAAGACATTAATGGTGCATGTGTGTGAGCAAAAACGTAGAGCTTTACAAAAGGGCGAGAAGCGAGTACAGTTAGGGTACATTGCATTTAATCAATTCTATAAATTGAGTGCAGGTGCAAAGAAAGATAAGACTTATGAAGAGTTTTGCAAAAGCCAATACTATAATGCATTTGTAAAGTTTGGAAGTTTTGTATCAAACGTAAAGCCTCTGTATCCTGAGAAGTATATTAACTATGTTGTAACCAGCGGAGTTAAACTTGATCAATGGTGTCGAGAAGAAATGTACGAAACATATGCAGTTGAGCTAATTAAAAAAGAAGGTGTTGAGACTGCTGTAGAGAGAAGTGTTAATACAATGTTTGATTGGGCTGAAGAAAACAATAGTATATGGAATCACTACTTTAACTATGTAAGTGCTAACCAAGCAGTGTGGCATATTAAAGATGGTAAGATTAGTCCGTGGGTTATACTTAATTGTAAAACAGGTAAGGATTTATTAGGAAAATTTTCCGACGAACAACTTAGTATGATATATAACATACTTGATCCTAAACACTGGGCAGTGCGATTTAAACGACATCCTAAAGATGTACAACTAGTTAAAGATGTTGCAAGAGAAAGTAACTTATGAATCGAAAACTACAAAATGGTGTTACAGTATACGAGCTAGACGAACCTGTTGAACTTGTAGTTAGAACTCGAGCACCTATGAAATGGAAACTAATTGATAGAGAGACTGGTGAAGAATATATCGGCTCCACACCTAAAGACGGTGAACATACTTGGAAGAAACTAAATGCCTGATATTGATATAGACTTTGCTGACAGAGATATTATTTTATCTCAACTAGAACATCGTGTTGCAAAGTTAAACACAGGTAAGAAGCACAACACCGGAGTCTACGCAACAGAGATTCCGCACAATCCTATTGACAACTTGGCTACGGTTGAACATAAGGCAGCAGACGAACGTGGCTACTTTAAACTAGACTTCCTTAACGTAAGCATCTATAAAGACGTTAA